GCGAGAATATGGCACGTCTTCTTGAGAACCAGGCAGCTCAGGTCCTCAAGGAGGCATCCTCACTTTCAGGCGGCGGCGGAAACCTCCAGTCCTCAGGTGACGTCCGTGGTTTCTCTAACATCGCATTCCCAATCGTCCGCCGCGTCTTCGGTGGACTCGTTGCGAATGAGCTCGTGTCAGTCCAGCCAATGAGCCTTCCATCCGGTCTGCTCTTCTATCTTGACTACACATACGGAACAGATTCTGGCGCATCTGCAGCAGTTTCAGCTTACGCAGCGGGTCAGTCCATCTACAACAGCCCAGTCGGCAAGGGCGTTCGCTCTGGCTCACTCGGCGTCGGTGGCCAGTACGATCTCGCAGGATCTGGTTACTCACGTGTAACAAAGGTTGTTACAAATGCAACACTTCTTGCATCAGGTGCGTATGGATCAACAACCTCATTCGGCGCTTCTTCTGGTTCAACAGTAAAGGTTCTTCACGCGACAGGATCTGATGGCAAGCTCATTTCCTTCGACCCACAGATCGCAACTGCAATTGAGAGCAACAGCGGCGGCGCTGGAGCTACAGTGGGTGACGGCGTTTACTCTGCGGTCATCGTTGCAATGTCAGGTTCACTTTCAAATGCTGACACAACACTTGTGAAGGACTTCGTCCTCTACAGGACAGGCGGATCAGCTGGTACCCTTTACAAGGGCATTTCACCTGTAGTTCAGTCAGGTGGCGCGAACGTGATGAACGTTCGTCGTCTCAATCGCCTAGGAACATGGGATGGTAATACATTTACCGACAACCCACTAGTTACAACAGCGGTATCAAATGCAGCAATCCTCATGGTTGTTTCAGGTGCAAACGCCGGTGGTACAGCACAGGATTCCTTCAACCTATCCTACGTCCTTGCATCTACACTTGACGTAGAGGGTGACAGCGGATCCACACTAACACTCCCAGCTTTCGAGTCTGATTTCAACACAACATCTCCATCCCCAGCGATCCCAGAGATCGACATCAAGGTGGAGTCCATCGCCGTGACAGCTCAGGCCCGCAAGCTTCGCGCTAAGTGGTCCCCAGAGCTCGCGCAGGATCTCAATGCTTACCACAGCCTTGACGCTGAGGTGGAGCTTACACAGATCCTCTCTGAGCAGATCGCAATGGAGCTCGACCGCGAGATCCTCAACGACCTCCTCACACAGGCGTCTGGCGCGAACTTCTTCTGGAGCCGCGCTCCAGGTCGCTTCGTGAACAAGACAACTGGCACAGAGGCGTTCAAGTCCTCCGCTCTCGCAGGTGGTCCAGCCTTCACAGGCACCGTCCGCGAGTGGTACGAGACATTCGTTGAGACAATCATCGACGTCGCAAACCAGATCCACCGCAAGACACTTCGTGGCTCCGCCAACTTCATCGTTGTCGGTCCAGACCTTGCGACAATCCTCGAGGCATCAGTCTACTACCGTCCAAGCTACACACTCGACGGCCAGGGACAGGTCTCCTCCCCAATGTCAATCGGTGCAGAGAAGGTCGGAACCCTCTCCAACCGCTTCACAGTCTACAAGGACCCATACTTCCCACGTAACAAGGTCCTCGTCGGATACAAGGGCGGAAGCTACCTCGAGACAGGCTACGTCTACGCTCCATACGTGCCACTCATAGTGACCCCAACCATCTTCAACCCAGAGGACTTCACACCCCGCAAGGGCGTGATGACCCGCTACGGCAAGAAGATGGTTCGTTCCGACTTCTACGGAACAGTCACCGTCCTCGACATGAACATCATCTGATGTAAGATAACCTTCTAGGTTAGCTAGGAAGGCCGCCGAGAGGCGGCCTTTTTAGTTTTTATTTTACGACTCAATAAGTTTGATCTGTTACATCAATTCGTTCCGTTGACTTGATATTTATAAGAAGGTCTAACGGGAGCTCTAATGGCGAGAGAAAGTCTTCACAAGCTGAAGAGTCTAGTTGAGCAGCTCGAGGACAGGGACGTCGGTCTTAAACGCGATGCCTCCCTGTTTGAATCTGTGTTTCAGGACTTTCCTGTACCAGTTGCTATATGGCTTGCTGATGAGAAAGGTCGCTGCACGTCACGCAGAGTCTCCGGCAGAGACTCAAAGGGCTGGTCGAACATCAGTAAAGACATGGAGGACGTCCTCAACACTTATCAGTGTCCTGAACTTAGAAAGACACTCGATATCAATTTTAAGAAAGCACTCAGCGGTGAGCAGATAAGCTTCCTCTGCAATTTTGATTCAAGCTTTATTTGGACACGTTTGACACCTAGGTTCGAGGGCGGCAAGTGCGTTGGAGTGATTGGTATATCTTGGGATATAACTGCGAATTACAACATGTACAGCACTCTAAAGCGTGTAAGTGAGATACCCGCAGCAGACCCAAATGCAATTGAGGAGCTAAAGAGCACGGCACTCAAGGCTGCAAACAGCAGCATTATCAGCGCTCTCCTCGAGGAGGTCTCAAGATGAGCTTAGAATCTTCCGGCGGAACAAAACAGAACGGTTGGAACGAGTACTCGAAGCTGGTTCTCAAGGAGCTTGAGACTCTATCTGATAATATTGACGGCATCAAGAATGAGATCCAGCAGGTGAAGCAGGAGATCGCAAAGATGCAGGTCCGTGAGGACAAGGTAAACGAGCTAAAGGACTGGAAGTCAAAGATTGATGAGGTGGCATCACCGAGCCAGCTCAAGGACGCTGTAAAGAAGATAGATGAACTCAAGATGTTTCAGACAAAGGCTGTGACAGTCTTCGCTGTTGTCCAATTTGCGATGGCAGTTTTTGCGCTCGTAGTTAGATTCCTAGGATGACTGGAGAGACAAGTGGCAAATTTCCTACAGACAATATCACCGACACCTTTCGGATTCTTTGACGCAGACACGGAATTCCAGACGGAAGCCGATGCGATGGTGACCTTTGTCAAGAGGAAGCTGGGCGATGATATATTAAGCGTTGAGCTTACAAAGAAGCAGATCTGGGCATGCTTTGAGGAGGCAACTCTCGAGTATAGCGCAATTATAAATCAGTACCAAGCAAAGTCTCAGATGGCGACTCTAATGGGATCCAGCAAGGGTAATCTCCAGGGTCATGAGCAGCAGTTGCCTAGAGAAAACCTAGAATTTATGATGAGGAGGGCAGAACCCTATTCAGCAGAGGCAGGACTAGGCGGCTCTTTCAATTCTGTGTCGGGATCTATCGCTCTTGAGAGGAACAGGCAGGACTACGACATCTACACAGAGCTAAAGGATCAAGCAGGAAACTTAATTTTTTCAAGCAGCTTAAACACACTGAGCACAAGAATGAAGATCATGGAAGTGTTTCACTTCTCTCCTCAGGCTGCATATCGATTCTTCGACACAACATCAGCAATAAATTACCTCAACAATGAGTTCTCGTTCGAGTCTTTCACACCTGAGACGGTTTTCTATATCCTTCCAGTTTTCGAGGATGTGCTTCGCGGAGGAATGCTTAATATCTCTTCCAGGGTGAGAAGATCAAATTACTCTTATAGAATAGTAGGAAATAAGCTAAGGCTGTTTCCTATGCCAACTCAGGATAACCCAAGCAGGCTGTGGATCAGAGTAAATTTTGCATCTGATCCATTCTCATCACCGAACGGTGATGGAACAATAGACGGAGTGAGCAATCTATCGAATGTGCCGTTTGGAAACATAATGTTTAGTGGCATAAATTCTATAGGAAGACAGTGGATAAGGCAGTACTGCCTCGCTCTAGCGAAGGAGTTGCTCGGTCTTATACGTTCAAAATTCTCATCCGTTCCAATACCCGGAGGAGATCTCACACTCAACGGCTCAGACCTAATATCCCAGGGAAGAGAAGAGCAAGAGAAGCTAAAGACGCAAGTCACAGAGATGCTTGAGTCTCTCACGTACACAAAGCTTCTTGAAGATCAGGCAGCAGCAAGTGATAATCTACAAAAGATTCTCAAGAATATTCCAATACCAAACGGAAAAGCAATAATCATCGGATGAGGAGTCAACAATATGGCTAGATTATTTTTAACGCCACGTGAGATTGACTTCATAAGTGATATCACAAAAGAGCTCACAAAGGACGTTCGAGGTCAGAAGATCTTCTACTACAGCGTAAGAGAGGATCTCACAGATGTCCACGATGTGTACGAGGAGTCACCTGAGAAAGTGTTCAATCCTCCAGTTGAGATAGAAGCTGCCGTTGATTGGAGAAAATCAGAAGTTTCAACTAATAAATTCGGCTACGATGAGATGTCTGACATTACGATCTTCATACACGCCAGAGATCTGCTCGATAGGGATCTAAATGTAAATGTTGGCGACTATTTCAGTTACGGAATCAAGTTCTATGAGGTGACGTCAGTCATTAATGAGAAGCAGGTCTACGGTCAAATAGAGCACAAAGTCGGAAAAGAGATATTTGGAAAACAGGCAAGACAGGGTCTCATCAATAAGATCGCTAACGGTCCCACAAGAGAAGAATTTGCTGATCCAGGCTCCGTTCAGACAGAGTTTGAGCAGCAGCGTGGTTTTGAGGAAAATAGTCAAGGTCCTACGGGTGACATGCACCAGCTTGTGAAGGATGGCAAGCTTGATCCGCCTCTATCAGGCCCGCATAAGGTCACTAAGCAGGGAGATGAGATAACGTCTTCTTTCTATGGAGACGAGTGAAATGAGCACTAGAAAAGATATTACACAGATAAACAACTCTGAGCCGCTGGGATTTGAGGGTAATGACACACCCAGCGACATAGAGATTCCTTCTTGCACTTTAGAGGATGTCGATAGGTCTGTGTTCAATTTGTTTGATAAGCAGCTTCCACTTCAAGCCAAGTCAAATGGTGATGGGATTAAAAAAATACCAGTCATATTTGCAACTGGTGAGAGATTCGCTGTCTTGCGTCGCAAAGAACCTCTTCGAGACAAGACAGGCGCAATTATACTGCCTCTTATTTCTATAATGAGATCAGGAATAAATCAGGATCCTGACAATGGAATAAGTGGCGGACAGACTTCTCCTATAGTAATTAAGAGGCGTCTTTCAAAAGACAATCCAATCTACAAGCGTCTTATAAATGAGCATCGTCTTAAGAATCAGGATGATAACGCGGAGGATTCTCACAATCTTTCTCCCGTAGGAAGTGGAGCAATTCCTGGAACAATTGGGTCAAGAAGAACACCTCCACAGCAGACAGAAGAGAGTAGATCAGGGAATCTACTGAAGCCTCAGCTTTCTAACAACATTTATGAGACTCTCACAATTCCTCCTGTCAAATATTATACAGCTACCTATAGCATCACATTCTGGAGTCAGTACACTCAGGAAATGAACAATATGCTCATGACAATCATGAGCTTATATCAGAATAATCATAGAAGAACATTTAAACTTGAGACTGATAAGGGATATTGGTTTGTAGGATATGTGTCGGGTGACTTAAATCCCGAGAACAACACGGATGACTTTAAGGATGAGGAGAGAATAATAAAGTGCACCTTTGACATAAAGGTCAATGCATACATAATAGCCCCTCAGTATCCAGGGTCACCTTCATACATTAGACGATATGTCTCAGCTCCCACTATTGAATTTGACACATTCAGCACTGTCGGAAAGATTATTGTTAATCCGCAAACTGTTCAAAGAAATGATCCAAATGTATTTGTGTTAGAGGATCTTTACGGCGAAACAAATGATCTTCCAGACTCAGGTGT